TTATCTAAAGGTTATTTAAATGGCAACTACTTACATCACACTTGTAAATGATACACTACGAAGACTGAATGAAGTTACTCTGGATACTGCAGGTGACGGCTTTACCACTGTACGTAATGTACAAGGTCTAGTTAAAGATGCCATTAACAATAGCATAAGATTAATAATACAAGACGGTCAAGAATATCCTTTTTTAAAAACAACTAATACTCAAACATTAGTAGCAGCCCAAAGAACATATGACTTTCCTACAGACATGGGTACTGTTGATTGGGATTCGTTCTTTTTGAAAAAGACTAGTGGACTAGACAATACACCTAGACCACTTAGAACAATAACATATAATGACTATTTACAAAACTATCGTACCCAAGACGATGAGGGTGATCAAACAAATGGTGTTAGTAAACCTTTATATGTATATCAAACACTAGAAGAAAAGTTTGGTGTTACCCCTCTTACTGACGCAGCATACGAAGTAGAGTATGTTTACTTTACTTTTCCTACAGACTTAACTGCACACACAGATACAATGATTATACCTGATAGGTTTAAACATGTTGTAATTGACGGTGCTATTATGTTTGTTATGCGCTTTCGTAGTAACGAACAAAGTGCAGCAATGCATCAAAGTAATTTTGAAGAAGGTATAAAGTCTATGCGTAGAATATTACTAGACGATAATCTGTATGTACGTTCAACGGCAATTAATCGCCCATATACTAGTACCTTTAATAGCGTGATCTAATGGCAGACAATTTAGCTTCCTTTAAAGTCTTCTGTCAAGGAGGACTAAATACTAGCAGGGATGTGTTATCTCAAGGTGAGACACAACCTGGATCTGCTATATCTTTAATTAACTATGAACCTGCTGTTACAGGTGGCTATAGAAAGATAAATGGATTTGCCAATAACTATGGCACAGTTACAGGCACAGGAAGTGTGCTAGGTGTTTGTGTAGCTGACGGTATTAACGATGGTATACTAGCTTGTAGAAAACCATCATCAGGTAACAACTACCTACACAAATGGAATAACTCCAGTTCAGCTTGGGATGCTGTATCAACTTCAGGCTCACCCACAATGGTAGGGGTAACTAAGGTTAGGTTTTCTAGATTTAACTTTGGTACTCCAAAGGTTGTATTAACAGACGGTATAAATCCTGCCTCAACATATGACGGAACTACGTATACACAAATTACACATGGTAGTGCTCCTACCGATCCTAAGTTTTCTGCTATATTTCAAAACCATTTATTTTTAGCAGGTGATCCTGCACACCCAACTAAGTTATTTTTTAGTGCTCCATTAGCAGAAACAGACTTTGCTTCAAGTAACGGTGCAGGTGTAATAAATGTAGGTTTTCCTATAGTTGCAATTAAATCATTTAGGAACGAACTATTTGTATTTGGTTCTACTAATATTAAAAAATTAGGTGGTACGGCATTAGCTAACTTTACATTACAAACTGTTACGGATGACCTTGGATGTTTAGCTACAGATAGTGTTATAGAAATTGGCGGTGACTTACTATTCTTATCACAGGATGGCTTACGTCCTATCTCAGGTACAGCAAAGATCGGTGACGTTAATCTAGAAACAGTATCTAAAAACATTCAGTCTATCTTTACAGACATTGTATTTGATATTGACCTAGAAGGTTTAAACGCAGTAGTTATACGACAGAAGACACAGTTCCGTTATTTCTTTGCCACTACAGATACTCAAGGTATTATTGGTGGGTTTAGACAGACACCTAACGGATTACAGTTTGAGTACAGTCAGATGCTAGGTATTACAGCTACATGTGCAGCTAGTGGTTACATAGGACAGAATGAAATTGTTATACATGGTACTTCAGCAGGTAAAGTACAACAACAAGAAAGTGGTAACAGTTTTGCAGGTGATCCAATATTTAGTATTTTTCAAACTCCTTTTTACTATTTACAAGATCCTGAACAACGTAAAATATTTTATAATGTATCTACATACTTACGTTCTGAAGGAGACAATTCAATAGTTATGTCGGCTGTGTATGACTACGAAGATGTAGATACATTAAATCCAACTAACTTTAATTTAGATAACACAGGTGCAGCTGCTTACTATAACGAAGCAGTATATAATAGCACCGCAATATTTGATGGTAATCCATCACCAGTACAACGAACTAACATTGAAGGATCAGGTAAATCCGCATCTTTAAAATACGTTACTAATGACACAAGTGCATCACACAGTATACAAGGTTTAGTGATTACATTTGGAGTAGGAGACAGGTTATAACATGGCAGGTTATTCAAGACAATCAGCAGCTGACATTATCGCTAATGCGGTTATTAAAGCTGCACCAGTAAACGCAGAGTACAATGCTCTACGAGATGCTTTTGCTTTAGCTACTGGACACAAGCATGATGGTAGCTCTACTGAAGGTGGTTACGTACCTCTGATAGCTGACAGTGATGCACTAAACAAAGTTGTAATAGATACTACTAACAATAGAGTAGGTTTCTTTAGTGAGGTAGGTGGATCTGCAGTAGAGCAAGTACGTATCCAAGACGGTGCTATTGTTCCTGTAACTGATGATGACATTGACATTGGTAGCTCTTCTCTTAAATTTAAAGACCTGTATGTAGACGGTGTTGGTAATATTGACTCTGTAGTTGTAACAGGTTCTGCCACATTTTCTAACATAGACATTAACGGTGGAGCAATAGACGGTGTAACAATAGGTGCAGCATCTGCAGGTGCAGCTACATTTACTGACCTTACTGCTACAGGTACTACAACAATAGCTACAGCAGATGTAAATGGTGGTAATATTGATGGCACTATAATAGGTGTTTCTACAGCAGCAGCAGGTACATTCACTGCATTAACCGCTACAGGCACAACAACAATAACAACTGCAGACATAAACGGTGGTAATATAGATGGCACTACTATAGGTGCTTCTAGTGCAGCAGCAGGTAGCTTTACAACTGTGTCAACATCTGGACAAGCAACATTAGCAACTGTTGATATTAATGGTGGTGCTATTGATGGTGCTATTATCGGGGCTAATACTGCAGCAGCCATAACAGGTACAACAGTTACAGCAAGCTCTGGCTTTGTCGGTAACTTGCAGGGTAACATCACAGGTAATATAACTGGTAATATTACTGGTAACATTAGTGGTGATGTGACTGGTAACGTAACTGCAGGTTCTGGTACATCTACATTTAACAACGTGACAGTCAACGGAACACTGGACGTTACAGGTACAACAATTGCTAACGTTACAGATCCCAGTTCTGCACAGGATGCTGCGACTAAAAATTATGTCGATACACAGGTATCAGGACTTGTTGACTCAGCACCTGGAACACTAGATACTTTAAATGAACTAGCTGCAGCATTAGGTGATGACGCAAGTTTTAGTACAACTATTACAAATAGTATAGCTGCCAAGCTACCACTTGCAGGTGGTACGATGACTGGTGCTATAGCTATGGGTACTAGTAAGATTACAGGACTAGGTGATCCGACAGCTAACCAAGATGCAGCAACTAAGAAGTATACAACGGATACATTTTTACCATTAGCAGGTGGCACTCTAACAGGTGCAGTAGCAGCAGGTAATAACAAAATTACCGCTACATATACGCCAAGTGCAAATTCAGACTTGACAACCAAAACATATGTTGATAGTATTGTAGGATCAGGTACTGCAGCAGCAACATCAGCTACTGCAGCCGCTTCTAGTGCTACAGCCGCTGCCTCCAGTGCAACTGGTGCAGCAAACAGTGCAACAGCAGCAGCCTCTAGTGCAACTTCTGCAGCAGCTAGTTTTGATTCGTTTGATGACAGATACCTTGGTGCTAAGTCATCTGCTCCTAGTACAGACAATGATGGTGATGCTCTTCAGGTAGGAACTCTTTATTTTAATACTACCTCAAACTCTATGCAGGTATATGGTGGCTCTGGTTTTACTGCAGCAGGATCATCTGTAAACGGAACTTCATCAAGACAAACTTATACAGCCACAAGTGGGCAGACTACATTCAACATAACTTACGACTCTGGATTTGTAGATGTTTATCTTAACGGTGTAAAATTATTAGCAGGTACAGACTTTACTGCTACGTCAGGTACAGCAGTTGTACTGGCATCGGGTGCTACAGCAGGAGATATTTTAGACCTAGTAGCTTATGGTACATTTTCGCTATCAACCCATTATACAAAAACTGAAAGTGATGCTCGTTTTGCCCCAATAGACGATCCCATTGCTTTTGCTATTGCGTTAGGATAAGGATTAAAAAATGGCTAACACTTTTAAGAACGCAGTTAGTTCAGCAATAGGCACATCACAGACAAGTGTTTATACTGTACCTTCTGCAACAACATCAACAGTTATAGGTTT